GTCTTATGCTAACTTCAGATTGTATGTACAAGCGTTAACAAGAGCTAACTTCTTCGTTAACTACATTGGTGGTGCAAAAGCTATCGGTGGACCAGATTCTTATGAAGCAATCCATCCAAATAGTAACGTAAAAGTTGTTCCAACTCTAGGTTTATCTGGAAGTGGTAAAGTTGTAATCGGACCAGCTGAATATATGGCGGTTGGATTTGACCTCGTTTCAGATCACCAAAAATTAGATATGTGGTATAGCAAAGATTTTGATGCTGTAAGATTGAGAGCTAATTTCAACTACGGTGCTCAAATCGCTGTGTTCTCTGGAACCAACTATTTTGCAACAAACAACGTAGCATAATCTATTCATCTAGATAAAAAACCTGTGGGGTGAAAGGCCCCACAAATTTAAAATAAACGAAAAAAAAATAATATACATAAATTATGAGTTGCTATATTTCACAAGGTATCTCTTTAAACGAATGTTCAGACAGTATTGGTGGTATACAAGCTATTTTCATCGCTGGTGGATCAGGAACTACTACTGGTGGTTTAACTGGTTACACATATGATGGTGATGATCAAATCACTGGTATTACTGGTACGTCTGGTACAACTTTATACAAATTCAATTTGAAGCGCGGAACTTCATCTCTTACTCAAAATATCCAAAAGAGCTTTGAGAATGGTACTGTATTCTTTGAACAAGTATTGGAAGCTGTATTGTTTAAGTATGATGCTGACAAGAGACTAATTTTAGAAAGCTTAGCACAAAAAGATAATTTACAAATCATCGCGGTTGATCAAAACAATGTTTACTATATGTGTGGTCAAGTAAGAGGTATGTATGTATCTGGTGGTGCAGCAACATCTGGTCTAGCACTAGGTGATAGAAATGGTATGAACATTACGTTTACAGGTCAGGAACCCGTTCCGGCTAGAGTAATTGCTTGTTCAACTGATGCTGGCTTAGATGCTTTAGTATCGGGTGCCGTAATCGGATAAGTAACAACGTAGGTTGTGAATCTCAATATCTATTCTTTCGAAAAGAGGGCGTTATTACGCCCTTTTTTTTATTAATTCAGTTTCAAAATCAATTTTTTTATATTTATCTATATAGGGTTAAGTTATGATTATACTAAATAAAGACCAGCATAATGAGTTGGTGTTAAATATTAACAACAATTCAAGAGCTTCGTTTACCGGATATACATTAACATTTACACACGTTCTGTCACAAGAAGTTAAATCTTATAACGTTTCAGTATCATCTGCTGAATATTCTGAGAATGACAGATACTGTACAATAGAATTGAATTTACAACAACCAGGACAAGACTTAAATTATGAAGGTGATTATATGCTTCAAATTTATGGTAATGGGACAACACTTGTATATACAAATCTAGCTAGATTAAATGGTACAACAGAAGATGCAACATTTGTTGAATACGCGTCACCAAATGAAAATAACGAAAACTACATTTACATAGACGATTAATTATGAGTGAAAAACAAAAATATCAATTAAATAAAATTAGTTTCACACAGGAACCTATGCTTCCGATATTCTCAGAAATATTCAATAGAAGCCCTTGGGTTTATTATGGTGAAAACAATCAAATGCCACAGTATCTTATTTCAAGATATAACAACTGTGCCATACACAAAGCTATTGTTACATCAAAGGTAGAACAGATTATGGGTGACGGAATAGTATCATTAAACAACCCAATGGCTACAATAAACCTAATAAACGGGAAAGAGAATGTTGCTGAGGTAATGAAGAAGTGTGCTCTTGATCTTGTATTATTCGGTGGTTATGCACTTAATGTTATTTGGTCTAGAGACAGACAAAGTATAGCTGAAATATACCACTTAGACTTTAGCCGTGTTAGATGTGGAAAACTAGACGACAATGACGAAATTAAAAAATACTATTATTCACCTGATTGGACGAATACAAGAAAATATGCACCTCAAGAATATGATGCATTTAATCAAGAAGATGGTGAAGCATCTCAAATCTATTATTACAAACAATATGTTCCAAGTAATAGTTATTACCCTCAGCCAGATTATTCTGGTGGTTTGGCTGCTATTGAGATTGATGTAAACATTAAAGAGTTTCATCAGAACAATCTTAAGAACGGAATGTTGCCAAGCCTTTTCATATCTATGAACAATGGAATACCAGGTGAGGAAGAGCAAAAGATTATTACAAGAGCTTTAGAAGAGCAATATTCAAGCGTTAACAACGCTGGTAGACCGATCATCTCTTTCAACGAGAGCAAAGAATTGGCACCAGAAATTACGCAAATATCACCATCAGCAAATGATGGATATTATGCTGCAATCTATAACGACATTCAACAATCTATATTATCAGCACATAGAATTTCAACCGGAGAATTATTCGGTATTTCTACAGCTGGTAAGTTAGGTAGCAAAGACGAAATTGCTACACATATCTATTATGTGCGTAAGACTGTAATAGAGCCTTATCAGAAGCAGTTATTGGGTGTGTTTGATAAGTTGGTATCAATGAAGTTTCAGAAGCCTACAACGTTTGAAATTAAGCCATTAACCATATTTGAAGTTGGTGATGTTGTTGAAGAACCATCTGTTGTAAATGCACCAGAGGTTCCAGTAGAAGCTGCTGCTGTAAATGAGAATATCAAAGGTATGAAAGGCCGCGAATATCAAGCACTTATGAGAATAGTGAGAGAATATAATAAAGGTAAAATAACCAGAGAAATGGCAAAACAAATGTTAAAAAGTGGCTACGGTTTAGCAGAAGAAGATATGAACATTTGGCTTGGCGAAGAAGAATAAATTAAAACTAATTAAAATAATATGGCCGGCGTACTACTAGTCAGTGAAACAAAGCTAAAACAATTTACCAGCATTAATGCCAACGTCCCAATGGACACATTAAGATCTGAAATTCAAGTGGCACAAGATGTAGAGTTACAACCTTTACTTGGAACACTTTTTTATAATCATTTATTATCACAAATATCATCAACTGGTAATACATTGAATAATGATGAATTAACATTGGTTAATGATTATATTCAACCATTTCTAATCCAGGTTGCATATTTTACATCCATACCGTTTTTACATTATCGCGTAATGAATAGAGGCATTGTAGAGGGTGATGCTGAAAATGCTAGAAGTGTTGATATTGAAACAATGAAGTATCTACGTACTATCCAAAAACAGAGAGCAGATTTTTATAAGATGCGTTTACAAGATTATCTTATAACTGGTAATGGCCAGGGTAAATATCCTCAGTATGAACAAGCATCAACACAAGATGGTATGATCCCAGATCGTATGGCAAAATATAATAACCCGATTGTTCTTAACCATACATCAAGAAAAGGATGGTCAATGGAAAGAATTGCTAGAAGTATGCCAGTGTATTCTGAATTAGAACAAAACTATAAAAACTGTCCAGACTGCTTATAATATGAATAACGAATTATTATTAATTATATCAAATGCATTAACAGCTGTTGCTGGTTTTTTTGTAGGTAAAAGACGTAGCGATGCAGAAACAGATAACCAAGTTTTGCGCAATCTTGAGCTATCTGTTAATCTATATAAAAATATTATAGATGATCTAAAGGCTGAAATACACGAATTAAACGTAAAGATACAAGACCTAGAAAAAAAGGTTGAAAGCTTAATGACCGAAAATAAAAATCTAAAAAGAAAGAATGGATTATGAAAATAGACAACGAGAGATTACCAGAACCTAAACCAGAAGAATTACATTATACAAAAAAAGGTGATTACCATAATAGAATGTTTAAAGAAACAGCTTCTGAAAAATACGGTATTACAAATATTGATTTTGCCAATTGGATAAATAAAACATTTGATGAGTACTACTTACATAACAAACATATAACATATCGCGAATATAAAAAATTAATATAATATGGAAAAGCATCAAATAATCCACAAGTTTAGAGTTGAAAACCTATCTCAGAAAAAAGGTTGTGGCTGCAAAAAGAAAAACTTTGAAGAAGGTGAAATGGATAATCCGTGTTGGGAAGGTTACGAACCAATAGGAACAAAAATACTAGATGGTAAGGAAGTTCCCAATTGTGTGCCTATGGAAGCTAAGAAAGTCAAACAAGGTTTTCCTGTACCATCACCAGAAGGATCAGAAGATGAACAAGGTTTCATTAGTAGATGTATGAGAGACATTGGTGGTGAATATGATCAAGATCAAGCACTAGCTATTTGCTATTCTAAGTGGAGAGGTGAATAAGTTCTTTTATTGTTTATAAAAAACCCCTTCCAAATTAATGGTTGGGGTTTTCTTTTTTATGCTTCCAAATATATCCTCCAGCGGTCGGTGTTTTCTTTTGTCCTCTAGCACAGTTTGAAATTGCTGTTGGAGATATATTTAAACTATTTGCCGCTTCTTTTAATGAATTAAATGTTTTTATAAATTTACCATCTTTTGTATATTGATCAATTTTTTTATATTTTTTAATTTTTTCAAATTTAGGTATAGTTTTCTTTTTTTCATATGACCATAAAAATCCGCGGTAAGTTTTAGTTTTTAAATTACCAGCGGCACAATCTCGTATATATCTAGCTTTTAATCCGGTTGCATTGGCTGCTTCGTCTTTATCTTTATAAGATGCAATATGATTACCATTCAAATCATATTGATGTATTTCGTATCTTTTGTATATTCTCTTAGTCTTATGCTCTAATAATTCTGCTGGTAACTTAATATAATACTTGTAAGTATAAATATAATTATGACAATAAGACCACCTACCTTTTAAATGTTCAAGTAAAAACGATGATGCTATTTTATCAATATAAGCAGCAGCCTCTGCACTTTCATACTCAGTAATAAAATTACCAGTTAAATCGTATTTATATATTTTGCCTTTTGAATATGCCATGACTTAATCTTTTAATTTCCAAATATAACCTCTGTGTGTCTTTAGTTTACCTTTTAAACATTTGACAACAGAAGATTCGTCAAAACCAAACCTTGAGGTATGTTCTACTCTATCAAAGATATTAATCAAATTCATTTGATCATCATACTGATAGATCTTAGAATATCTAAGCATTAGAGTTTTTGGTAACTTAATATACATTTTATGTGACCAATAAGAATCACAATGTGTTTTTGTTTTACCTTTTAAACAAGCACACAAGGTAGACTTATCTGTTTTTATTATATGTGCTGCAGAGGCTGCATTAGCATACTCTTTAACAAAGTTACCATCTAAATCGTACTGATAAACTTTACCGTTCATAAGAATTATTTTTTAAATTCTTGTTCCCACTTAGTTTTATAGTTCTTTGGGTTTTTAACATATGTCTCAAGCATCTGTTCTACTTGTCTAATTGTTCTGCGTTTCAAATCAGACCAGTTATCATAAAAGAATTGACAAGCCTCAACTCTAATTGACATAGGAACACCTTTAGGAATATATGGTGAATTTAAAATCATTGTTGTGATATAACCCCATTGTGTTGTTGGTGGCATTGTAAAATCTCTTACATTAAATCTATCTGCTATTGCTGACAAGTGACTATCTCTAGACGTTCTAACTTCATCAGAAGAAGGTAGCTTAATGTTTGAAGCCATAACAAATACTATATTATCTGTAGGTACTTTAAAACCACCACCCTTTTGTGTAAAGTGTTCAATGGCTCTTCTACCGGCATCATCGGTATTGTTAAGAAGATTATTCATATTCTTCATATATGAATAGCATCTTTCATCTCTCAATAAGTTTTTAAACATATTAAGATCGTCCGGCTTATAAAGCAAACTTTCGCAGTCGTCAAAATAAATGTAATGAGTGTCCTTTGGTTTTAGGTCTTTAACTATTAAAGCTAACATAATACCAAACTGTGCCATTGTAACACCGGCACCAATAATGGTAACATTTTTATTATGTTTGTCAAACTTATTCTTTAAGGTATATGACTTAGCCATACCAGGACTTGACTGAATATAGAAATGTGGGAAATTGTCTTTGGATGTATAACTGACAATCTCATCAGCAATTTCAAATAAACGTGTCTTTTGCTTTTCGCCTTCTTTGATGTAACCCATCAATTCGTCTGAGAATAACTGTGTTTTCTTTTTCATATTGTTTTTAAATTTGTCCCACAAAGTTAAGAAAACTTTTGTGATATCACCAAATTTTTTTTTATAAAAAACGTAACTAATTGATTATCAATAAAAAAGGCCAGCGTAGAAACGCCAGCCGTATTTACCATTATTAGAAAAAAAAAATTAAATATCATCTTCGTCACTAATCATATTTTGTATCTCTAAAGAGAAATATGTGTTTTGACGAGGTAAGTCCCTACTTTCTAAATATCTTAGAATATCTTTTTCGCTTGGGCTAATTTCATTTAGTTGCCAATGTAAAAACTTTGATGTTTCGCTTTCATCTAGGCTAAATGAATAAAGGACTTTCTGTGTTGTTTCAAACTCAATTAACATCTTCAGCTGTTTTAAGGGTTAATACTTCTTCTGTAACTTCTTCGTGATCAATATCTTCAACCACGGTTTGGTAAATGCTTACCAGTCCATTCTCTTGTAGTTCTAAGAACCATTCTGTTGTTTTGCTCATAACTATAAATATTTGTTTATAATGCTAATATAGG